GTGCGCCTATCTATGTAGCTCGACAACTTCAAAAACACGAGTACATGCCTTGGAACGAAGTATCGAAGCGCTACGTGGATGACACGCCAGAGTTGTATGAACCTGAGTGGCGCAGTCGTAGTGTTGATAAGAAGCAAGGCTCAGGGGGGCCGATGGAAATTAGCCTCGACAGTGAGATGCTCTACCACGCTACGTGTCGTAATGCACTTACGACTTACGAGCGTATGATCCAAGAAGGAGTGTCGCCTGAGCAAGCTCGTAGTATCTTGCCGCAGAATATGATGACCCAGTGGTACTGGAGCGGAACGGTTGGGGCGGTAAGTAAGATGTGTCGGCTACGGTGTAAAGAGGATACACAGTATGAAAGCCGTTTAGTTGCCAATCAAATTACTGAAATGATGGGCAAGCTCTACCCTGTGAGTTGGGCTGCACTTATGAAAGGAGAAACAGAATGACTGAAGAACTTTTATGTGAAGGCTGTGACACGCCTCTATCTGACTGTGGTCCTATTGGTTTCTCATGTTTGAACAAGTCTTGTAGTTATGATTTAGACAGGGCCAGATCATGGCTGAAGCAAACTAAGGAACGAAAAGAAAGGGCAGAACTAGCACGACTAAAAGCAAAGTATGAAGGAGAAACAGATGACTAAACTTGAAGAACTAAAGGCCGCTGCTGCTGATGCTGCTTTATGCACTGGTCAGTAAATATGCCTGAACAAGAGGAGACTAAGAATGAAAGAGTATAATACTGATAACTGGGTTGTTCTAAAGTTTGATGGAGACGATCCTCACTACCGTGTTCTTGCGGGGTGGTCTGGTGGGTACATTACTGGAAACAGTTGGCGTATGAACAGCGGTATCACAAAGGTAGAGGAAGATGAGTCTTTCTTCTACTTCTACGGCTCTAGCGGGTCGAGGTATCGCTGTAATAAAGAGGTGTACATGCTGAGGATGAACACTGCTGGCGCATGGGCTAGGCTGCAAGAACTACACGGTGATAAAGTTGAAATGCTGCCAGAAGATACAGACTGGATGAACATGGATTGGATTATCAAATGACGGAAAAGATGAAAATAACAGCCATAACAGAACATGAAGACGGTAGTGCCACGTTTGACTTTGACTTGGACGATACCACAGCTGCCTTAGCTCAAGAACTTGGACTAAAACTGCTGATCTACTGCGGTGCCGCTGGGATAAACTTGGACTATGTGTTCAAAACTATATTGGAAAGGACTGAAGATGCCTGACATTTCAATGTGTGCCAGTGTAACCTGCTCACTGGCTAAAAACTGTTACCGCAACGAACGTAGTGGTACAAAGCCCTCTGAATACCTACAGGCATACTTCTTTGGTCTGGCTGAGGAAGGGGAAGACTGTTACTACTACTGGCCAATGAACGGAGAAACAGAATGAAGAGTAGATCAATTCAACTGTCGTATGACATGATAGACGACATAGTAACGGAAACCCTCACTGAACAAGCTCAGATGTACAAGCACATGGCTGAAGGTACTGCCGAGTATTACGTTCACCCCGACGATCAGGAAGAGGCACACAGTATGTATGCAGCCTTGGTTAAAGTCTTGGAGCTATATAGATGAGTGAGAAGCAGATGAACACTGAGGAGATCGTAACTATGTGTGAACGTCTCGCACGTAAGTACAAGAGAAGTGACTTGACAGACGACTTAGTGTCAGAGGGCGTACTAGCAGTCTATGAGCGCCTTGAGGTTAAGCCTGATGAGTACCCAGCGAGCCTCTACCGCAGGGCTAACAAGGCTATGCACGACTATATAAACATCAAGTCTAAGCCTGTGTATATTCCCAAGACAAGGACAGCAGAGAGTGTATCAAAAGGTGTCAGCTATACGTCAGGTTCGTACTCACAGAGGGGGAAGAAAAACCTAGAGGCTGCCCTGAACTCAGTGTCTGTGTCGTCTGATGAAGATTATACGTTATCAACACCCGACTGTGCAGAAAAGTACGAGACTGCTGACTTCTTAAACAAAGCCTTAGGGTCTCTTAGTGACAAGGAAAGGGAGGTCATCAACTATATATACTTCTTGGAGTTGTCTAGGGGGGAGGTTGGTAAACTTAAGGGTGTATCTCAACAGTCCATTTCAGAGTGGGAACGGGAGGCAATTAATAAAATGTCGCGTCTGTAACAATTCGTGAATTGTAGACTTTGGAAATAGGTCTATATAAGTAAGTATCAACTTAAGTTACTACTTAGGTTATCACAACAACAAGTAGTAAATACTACTTAAGTTAAACGAAAGGAAAGACTATGGATGATGCAGGATTTCTTGGTATTAATCTAGATGGTCGCCAACCTGTTGTGTTGGATGATGACAGAAAGAACTCTACGGATTACGACAAGTGGGTAGAGGAAGGGTTGTCTCTCAATAGAGATTACTCAGACTACAAATGGAACCTTGGTGATTGGTGGAACAAAGGTCATGCTTATGGTGAGCGTAAGCGGTTGATAGACAGTGAAGACTGGGATGGACCTAAATATCAAACTTGTAAGGTTGCGGGGTGGGTTGCTGAATGTTTTGAAATGGTTCGACGTCGAACCAATCTATCTTATGGTCAACACATGGAAGTATCAAGCCTTCCCCAAGAGGAACAAGACAAACTCTTAGACGAATGTGAGACAGAAGGTCATTCTATCATGCGTCTTCGTCAGCGTGTTAAAGAGGTTAAATCTTTCTTGTCGCAGGGCTGGACGCAAAGTCAGATGGACCGTCGCCGTACTATCGAAAAGGGTGGCGTAGCTCTAGCAAACCTAAGTAAAGGTGACGATGGGCTACCTGTAGACAATGCCCTTGTTTGTTGGGCTGAGGCTGAAAATCGTGACGAAAAGATCACCCGTGGCACTGACTGGGGCAACCCTTTCGTTATCGGTGAGGATGGTGACCGTGAGACTGTCATTGAGAAGTACAGCAAGTACCTTGAGATGAAAGACGGTCTTATCCATCGCCTCAAGTCTGGTGAGCTATCTGGCAAGCTGCTTGTATGTTGGTGTTGTCCTGACGGTTGTCATGGTGACATCTTGATGAAGAAAACAAAGGAGGCAAACAAATGATCTTGGAAGACTTTGTAATGTTGGGCAAGACAGCCCCAGAGATGGATCGTCAGGGACGCATGACTGTATGCAGTGCAGGGTGGTCACCAGAGCTACGACAGCTAATTCGTATCTACCCCCTCGCAGTGGAAAATGCCCCACCAAACTTCTCTGTGTCTCAGGTGAAGCTAGAGCGGAACCACAAGGACAGCCGACATGAAAGCTGGAAGATTGCTGGTGATCGTGGTGTTGACGTACATCACAACATCAACTCTAGGTTTGAGGTAAAGCGAATGTTGAATGACTGGAGTGGGCTTGTAGATCAGATACCTGTTGTGTCGTCCATCAAAGAAGCAAACGCACGTAGGTTGTCTCTTGCTGTCGTGCAACCAGAGGACAGCCCAGAGTTTTATCTAGAGCGTAACAAGGCAAGGGAGATCGTAAAAAAGAAAGCTGGCAGTAAGGCGTTCAAGTATACGCCAAGGCTAAAGTTTAAGTTGGGCAGCAGTCAGCATAAGATCAAGTATCTCAACCAAGAGGTATACGACCACATTACCCCTACGAGTAAAACGAACTTCTGGAAGATTAAGAACAGGTTTAAGTCAAACCCAAAGTTGCTTGTTGGTAATATGTTTGCTTACCGTAACAACTGGTTGGTTATCGCAGGTCTTGGTTAATGGCTGAACACGGACACCAACCCTGCCCATACCAATCGTGTGGCTCTTCTGATGCCTTCAGCTATAACGCTGAGGGCTACGGTAAGTGTCACGCCTGCAACAGAGGATACCCGTCCAGTGGAAATATGTTTGACTGGGCGAAAGAGAAATACCCAACAAAGGGGAGAGATGATTATATGTCGTTTACACCAAAGCTGATCGAAGATGTATCAGACGGTGAGTATGTCAACATGCGTGGCATCAACGCCAAGACTATGGAAGACTTCGGTGTATACACATACGCTGACCGTCAGGAGTATGTATACCCCAGCGGCGGAATTAAGGTCCGTAAGCTGTCAGAGAAAGGCTTCTACGCTAAGTCAGGTTTCAAGGGTGACGAACTCTTCGGTATGAACCTGTTTACTGCTGGTAGCTCCAAGATGGTGACAATCACAGAGGGGGAGCTAGACGCCCTGTCAGTGGCTCAGATGCTCAAGAGTAGCTACACTAACCCTGTAGTGTCTCTGCCGTCTGCTACGCCCTCTAAGAAGCTCTGGGAGAACTGTGCGGACTGGCTCAATAGCTTCGAGAAGATCATCCTGTCAGTAGACAATGATGACGCAGGTAATGCTCTTGCTGATCGTGTATCCAAGCTGTTCCCTAACAAGGTCTACCGTGTTGACCACCGTCCCTACAAGGACGCTAACGAGTTCCTACAGGCTGGCAAGGCGTCTGACTTCAAGGGTGCATGGTGGAACGCACGTAAGTTCACACCTGAGAACGTAATGAACAGCACACAGGACTTCTTGTCGCTATACAAGGACACCCCTGAGCATCAGTTTGTGCCTACAGGTATCCAAGCCTTAGACGACAAAATCTTGGGTCTCATGCAAGGTCACTTCACAGTGATTAAAGCGCCGACAGGCATTGGCAAGACTGAGATCATGCGATACCTTGAGTACAATATGCTACAACGTAAGGTTCCTATTGCAGCATGGCACTTGGAAGAAACTAAACTGCGTTCTTTGCTTGGTCTTGTGTCATACGAGTGTAGTGACAACCTGACCCGACGGGACTTGATCGAAGAGAAGGGCGCTGAGGGTCAAGTCGTAGATGCCATTGGTAAGCTCACTGCTGACGAGAACTTCTATCAGTTCTACATGACTGACGGACAAGGTGCTGACGACCTGATTGACCAGATACGTTACTTTGCTGTAGCATGTGGTGTTAAGTTCGTGTTCTTCGAGCCTATCCAAGATGTTCTTGTTGGGTCGTCAGAGGATAGCAAGGAACAGATGTTGGCTGACTTGTCAGTGCGTTTGTCTAAGTTGTCTGCTGAGTTGAACGTAGGGATCGTAACCATTGCACACACTAACGATGATGGGCAGATGAAATACTGTCGTATGATCGGGCAACGTGCGTCTGTTATCATTGACCTTAAACGGGATAAGGAAGCTGAAGACCTACAGGAGCGTAACACAACGTACCTGTCTATCGAAAAGAACCGTCCATGCTCTGAGGAAGGCAACGCAGGGATGATGCGGTTTAACACTGAAACATTTACACTAAGTGAGGTATAACATTGACAACAGTATTCGACATTGAAACAGACGGTCTATTAGATGAGTTGACCAAAATTCATGTCATGTCTTGGTCTAATGACATGGGTGAAGTTAAGCACACCCATGACTACGATGAGATGCGGTATGTTCTGCTCAACAGTGAAACGCTGGTAGGCCACAACATTATCCGCTTCGACATCCCCGCAGTGGAACGTGTGCTGGACATCAAAGTTACAGCACGTCTGATCGACACCTTGGCTCTGTCTTGGTATCTACACCATGACCGTATGAAGCATGGCCTTGAGGGCTACGGAGAGGACTATGGAGTACCCAAGCCTGTCATTAAGGACTGGAACACCCTGACACCAGAAGAGTACGCTCACAGGTGCGATGAGGACGTTAAGATCAACAATCGTCTATGGCGTGACTTGGACCTAAAGTTGAACAAGCTGTATCAAGACCCTAACGAAAAGTATCGTCTGATCGACTACCTGTCGTTCAAACTAGACTGCGCACGGGAACAGGAGGAGCTACAATGGAAATTAGACGTAGACAAAGCACAAGCTGCCTACGACGAAATTCTAAGGCTGAAGTCTGAGAAGGTAGAGCAACTAGCGGAAGCTATGCCTAAGAAGGTACTGACCCGTATGGTTACACAACCAAAGGTTATGCGTAAGAAGGAT